TCAAAAACAAATGGATTATCTGTCATGTCGTAATATCTCCTTTAATTAATTTTAAATAACAATCTTTTAAAAACTCAATATTCAGTTCAACAAAAGGATCAAGGTCTAATGCTTCTTCTTCCTTTACAGATTTCTCTGTTAAATAACGAAGCCAAATGTTAGTACAGAAGTCCTGAAAATGAACATCATCTTCTAAACGATAGTGTCCATTTGTTAGTTGTTCTGTCATTGAGTTTTCTCCATGAAGTGCCACCTTAAACCATATGTTATTTTTTTGTCAATAATAATTGTAAAAAAAAGCCACCCTTTCGAGTGGCTTCTCTTTGTTTTTGCTTGTTAGATATCGCCTTGTAATTTTTGGATAAGTTTATTTCTAGCAATTCTTTTGCCATTCAATAAACAATTAACGCTTACTCTGTCATTCCAACTTACATAAACAGAAGGTCTTGAAACCTTGATACCAACAAGACCAATGCTAGTTTTTTTGGTAGCTTCTTTTTCGTAAGAAACAAATAATTTAGTAGTGCTACCATCTCTGTTTTCACGAACTTTAGTTTCATCAAATCCAACCTTTGCTTCAGCTTCTAAATCTTTCAAAAGTTTTTCAGTATCAGCAACATTGATTAACTCTTTACCATGAACTTCTACAATAAGTTTTTGTAAAGAATCTATATGAGTAATCGCATTAGTAATACCAGCTTGTATATTTTGAACAAATAACTTTTGAAATTTTGCAAAGACATCATAAAATTCAACTACTTGCCAATCTGAATTTTGATTATATTCTTCACAATGCTTTTTAAGATTTTCTTCTGTGTATGAAACAACAGTATAGTCTTTGTCCATAATGTGATTTTTGCTAAAAGGCACAATGTCAAAACCACGCCTTGTAGTTTTTAAAGAATAGTGAGAAAAAGTTTTTTCGCGTACTATAGCTTTTTGCAATAAAACTTTCTGTCCATCTATCCATTCAGATATTCTGACAATAGTTGCCTCAGTAAAAGACTTATCAACCTCTAAAGGCTTTCTGTCTGATCCTGTGCAAACACCATCAAAGTATCCAAAATCAACTGTATAACCATGTTTGGCTAATAAGTTGTTTGCAGTATCAACCGCTTGAACTCTGCCACATGCTTGGCAATGTCCTCTATGTGTGTGTGTTGTTTTCATAATTTTCTCCTTTTTTATAAATTATACCTATTATATTAATGATTTTTCAGATAATTACAACTATTGTTTATAAAAAAAATTAAAAATAATTGTTGTATTTTTTTTGATAATAGTTTTAAAATGCACTTGTAATTAACAACTAAGGAGAAAATAATGAAAGCACTAATAGTTAAATGGCAAGACACCAACAAATATGTTTTACATCTTGCATCTAATAATCAAGAATGGTTAGACAGAAAAAAAGCAGAACATGAACATTTGCATCCTAAGATTGTATCTTGGGATGAATGGGAAGTAATACAGGCTTGTCAATGATCTATAAAGTTCAAGACAACTGCATCGAAGGTTATGAAGGTAATGTATTGGTATCTTTGCTGTACATTACCGACCCTGTTGCAAGGGCAAAATATATTTTACAATTACACAATTCAGGAGAATTAGAACAATGATAAATCACTTAAGTCACTATGGCTCTTTTATTTATACTGTACCAGTCGAATTTACTAAAAAAGAACTAAAAGAATTGCACGATAATATTAAGATTTGCAAATCTAAAAGTGAAATTGCTGTAGAAAGAAAACTTCGTAAAAACTCTTGGGAACTTCAAGATAGAAAAAGTAGCATAAAGAGATTAGCTTTTTTAAAAATACTTTTAGAAAAAATAGAACGTTTGCAAAAGGAAAAAAAATGAGAGAACCTAAAGACATCATAATACTTATTATGACCATCATAATTATTGCTTTTGTTTATAACTTAGAAATAGTGTTGGTGTAATATGAAAGAAAATAATAAATTAGAAAAACAAGTTATGGCAGATGGCATTTTGTTATACCTTGAACAGCTTGAACAAAAACAAAGATTGTCTGTTGCAGATAAAAAAAGATTTAACACTGCTCTTGATATTGCATTGAAATATGAATTAGAAATTATGGATTGGGAAAATGAAAGAAAATCATAAAATGCAAAACTCATGGGAAGCTATGAGTAAGGCAAGGACAGCAAAGTATCAAGCATATAAAAAAACTGTTATGCCAATAATTAAGGAGATACAAGCATCAGGTATAAAATCTTTACAAGGTATTGCTGATGCTTTATCAGATAGACAGATCAAAACCAGATATGGCAAAGATATTTGGCATCCATCACAAGTAAAGAATTTATTGGAACGATGAAAAAGAAACCTTATAGAAATATTACACTTACAAAATTTCAAACAGAAATTGTCGAACAAGTAAAAAGTTTGTTAGGTACAGGAAAAAGAAACGATGCTATTGGACACATAATTGAAACTTATTGGCTAAACAATTATCAACACATAATTAGGTTAGGAAAGATAAAACTTATGGAAGAAGAAGCAAAAGTAAAATACCTAAATTCAATAAGCAAATTAGGAGACGATGAAAAATAAAAAGATGTTAAAGCTGCGACTTAATATGTCGCATGATTCTGTTTATATCGACTTTGATGATTTTAGATGTGTTTTTAAAGAACATGGTATTACTTGTGTATATGTGGTTGGTAGAGAAGAACCAATACAATGTAGAGATTCAGTTGATGAAATATCAGATCAAGTTTTCAAACATTATGAGTAAAGTTAAAAGAACCTTTAGTTCTGCGGTAAGGCAACCATATCAGGATGCCATAGGTATAATATTAAAGATTATTGATTATCATAATGAACAGGCTAGAAAGGATTTTGGCAATCATCAATTCCATAGCAAACAAGCAACTGCCTTAAAACTTTGGATGATTGATATGAAAGAATTTATAACTAAGCATGAAAAAAAAGAATCCCTATCAGTACAAACAACCGAAGAAGAAGAAAGGTGAGAAACTTTTTAATGAAGCATTGATGAAAATGTATCAAACAGAAAGCAAAACAGAAATAAAACATGCTGGTAAATTAACAGAAGAAACATTAGACAGGATTAGAAAACATTTAAAAAGGAGAAATAAATTATGAAAATTGATTTGACACTTGAAGAATCTGAAACCATTTGCACATTGGTTGAAGGTCTTAAAATTAGGTCTGAAAAAAATTTGCAAAGCGTTCTTATGCCTGATCATTATAAAAATCAAGCTAAAAAAAGAATCAAAAGATGTTATGAAATTTTAGATAAACTACAAAAAAATAAAGGAGAAGAAGATGAAAACACAAAAAATTGACCATACTGCTGAAGCTGTAGGCAAACTAACACCTGATTACGAAATCAGTTGTAGTCTATTAGAGCCATTGATAACAGGACAAAATCCTTACACGACTAAGAATCAAGTATTGGAAAATTGTCACAAAGCACTAAAAGGTGAAAACATAAGAATACCTACTAACAATTATATGGAAGTAGGCAATCATTTAGAAAAGCCTGTGGCAGAATTGGCATCTAAAAGGATTGGCTTATTAGATATACAGTTGGTAGTAGAAGAAGCGGTAAGACATAGCAAGGTAACACTAAATGGTTCAATAGATTGTATTGGTGTAGCTGATAATCTTTTTATTACTAAAGATGTTGAAAAAGGTTTTTATTGTCCTGAACTTGAAGATGGTGAAGGCATTAAGCTGAATGGTAAAGGTATTGTTGAAATCAAAGTCACCAATGCACCACTAAGCGAAAGCCTACCAACCTATCGTGGTGTTATACAGGTTAAAGGTTTGATGGCTATTACCGAATATTCTTGGGCAGTAGTGTGTGTTTTAAATGGTTCTGATCTGAGAATGTATTTCTATCAGCGAAATGAACAATGGGAGAAAGATGTGCTTGAGCCTACAGTCATAGATTTTAACAACAGGATTGCTCATTGTGATTGGTATGATCCTTTTGATACCAAAGAAGCTAGTTACATAACACCGCAAGACAATGGTGAATCGACAGAACTGACAAAGCAAGACCAAGTACAGATAGATAACATTGTGGCTTGGGAAGCACAAATAAAGAATCTAAAAGACAATATTGAAGAAGCTAAGAAAAGCATAATGATGTCAATGAAAGAAGCTAAAGAAGGCTATTCTGAAAGCCATAAGGTCGTTTGGCAGACTGTTAATTACAAAGCACAACCTGAAAAGGTAGTACCAGCAAAAGAAGCCTATACTTCAAGGAGATTTAGCATAAAAGAATTACCAAAAAAAGATTAATTCTCCCCTATAACGAGTCGGTAGTTTCTATCGGCTCGTTTCTTTACTTGTACTGCATAAGTTGAATCTAATAATTCTTCACCAGCTAGTTCAAAATCTCTTTCTTCCATAGCTTCCAACATCTTGGTAAATCTACATAGTCTTTTGATGCCTAAATTGAAACACATATCTGCTAAGACTAATCTGATGTTGTAAGGCATGGATTGCCAAAAAGGTATGTTTCTATCAAGATCATTAAAGACACTATCCATGTCATTTGACAATAACATCTCAGCTTCTTGAATAGTAATGCCATTGTCAGTTAGATTGCGACCAACACCAATGGTAGTTTTATCGCTGGTACATTGATAAGGTTTAAGTTCCATGCCTTCATTCTTGATGAGCATTTCTTTTAAATCATCAATCAGTTCTTTGGTAACACCTGTTTCCATTATGGCTTGTACGAATCTTTGACGTTTTCTTCTCGCATATTGTTTCTTGCAACACCTCTATATTTTTCAAAACTTCTCATACCTGATAATCCTAATAAAGATAATGTCAAAGTCATAAGACCTTCAGTATCAATATCAGGTGGCACAATATCAATAGTAAATGTCCATACCACCCAATTAAGTATCGGTGCTAAAAAATATGCCCATGCTAAACCTAATGCACATATCCACATGATTGCTGGTCTTGCACCAGCGACAAAGATAGAACCATGTTTTGCTTGTGCAAGATTTATTTCATTTTGTGATTTTTGCAGATCAATCATTTGCGATTTGATACTTGCTTCTAGTTCCATACGCTTCGTTTTGTCTGGTATGGCTTTACCTATTAAATCGCTAATTGGTTTAAAAAATTTATCTATCATCTTCTTTGCCCTCTAATATGTTTTTAAGTTTTTGTCGCTTTTCATAAGCAGAATCTTGATGTAAGTCTTTATCAACTATCTTTTCTAATTTAAGGGATTCTATCTTGGTATTGCTG